GAGGAGCGCCCGCAGCGCCACTGTAGTCCGCACCCGAACCCAGCAGCGCGAGATTCTCAAGCATCTGCAGCGACAGACCCTTGAGCTCCTCTTCGCTGAACTTGCAGCGATCGTTGGCCTTCAGAGAGCTGACAAGGAAGTCCTTGCGGCCTCGCTGCATCGCAATCCCTTCGGCCAGCATCGTTCCGACTTCCGGGGGCGCCGCAGCAATGAACTCTTCGACCGTTTTCGGAGCCTCTTTTGCGTTCGCCTTAAGAGCCGCTTGAACGGCTTTCTCGATTTCCGACTGGGTTTCGCTGCATGCATTGTCTCTCTCCGACTTTGCAGCCTCGACCCCCATCTTGACGAACTTGTCGATCTGATCGTCGTTCATGGCCGTAAGCCATGCACGATCAGCCTCGGTGAACTGTCCGCTCGAGTTGGCGATCAGACCGTCCACCTTTGCTTTCGAAGCAGCCATAATGGTATCTCCTTCCTGGCTGTTGTTGGTGGGCACGAAAGTGGTGACAGGACGAACCGCCACCGCACCGTCTTTGAGGGTGACCTGTCCAGATGGAGAAATTGAATACCCCACCTGAAACACGTCACCAGACATATAGTCCTCATAGACGAAGAAGTCGTCGTAGGTCGCAACGATATAGCCAGCCATCTTACTGGCTTTCATTGCGGACTGCAGAGCTGCACGAGTGTCCACGTCAGAAAGACCTCCACGACCCTTCAAGACGACCAATCCAATCAGAGGACCGAATCTCTCCGAAAGTGCAGCCAAAGCCCCAGGCTTCGGATGACAATCACAGCCATCCTTTGCGGGGGTTAGTTCGATCTGTTGTACGGAAGGTACCTCTCCGCTCGGACGCTTCTGGGTAGCGAACCTCAGGGCTTTTCCCACAGCAGCCGCAGCAGACTGAAGAGACCGTGCAACAGAGGTAGGAACAACTCCTGAGTTGCCCGAGATCCCCGCATCCTCCTGCTGATCCTCGCTCCCTCCGAAAAGGTTGTTTTCCGGGTACTTTAGGGCATCGTTGTTGCCCATGAGACAATCCGTGCACTCGCATACGGAATTGCCCATCATCTGACATTTGCCGTTGCCCGTGTTGCATCTGCCTTGGGCTCCTCTAATCTCAGCCATGCGCTTCTTCCTTTCAGCATTGGTTCGTGGAGCACCGCAGCCATCAGCAATTGAACAAGCTCCTATAGTGCCCGGAGGCAGCACGGCTAGATGATCTGGGACGATATTCCTCCAAATGCCGCTGAATCGTGCTCCGTCGTAGGTCCCCTCTGCGGGGTCCAAATCCATAAACAGCCCAGTCGATACCTCCATTACTTCTCCGTCTTGGAGGCGATCAACTGCATCTTGAACCTTGCCACCGAGCTCATTTGCCCGGTTGGTATCTATCCATATCTCGCTTTTGAGCTTGGTACCGTCTAAGACTGTGTTGAATAACTGGCCGAAGACTTCGTTGTTCATGATCCTAGGCGAGTTGGCGGAGACAGGCTCACCGTCAACTTTAGGATGATTTAGAACGACAGGGCGTCCGTTCCAGCCGTCGGGGAAATGCCCGAACTCGCTAGCTAATGCTAATTCCGGGGACTCAGCGTTGCTCGGGTGTAGGACGCCTTCGACCAGTGCGACGACTGGCAAGACGATATGTGACCGACCTTGTAACTCGGCCGTTCTGATATCTTCCGTCTGAACCATGGCACGGACATACATTGTCCTATGCTGACTTGGCTTTTTGACGTTGTAGGACTTCGACATTGTCCGTCCCCTAGATTATGAGATCATTATATAGGAATTTTCCGAGGAAAGCAAGGGTGTGCCACAATTGTGACACAATTGAGGTCCTACTTCTTCCTCCTGTTGGTTCGCTGCTCTTCCCATGTCGCCCAACGACAATTCTCTTTGTAGTATCCTAGATTCCCATCTATACGGTCCAAAGTGGGCCTTTCAGGCGTTCTAGGGCCCATATCCATCATAAACTCCACAAAACTCTTACGCCAGCTATCACATACAGTAATACCTCGTCCTCCATAGTACTTATAGTACTTGTCCTCAGGATTATAGCACCTCCGTTTCATAGCGGTCCATATACTATACTCCTCCGAGTACCTTCCAGAATTATAGCTAGTTCTTAAAGGCCAGTCTCTATCCACCCTCTTGTACGTATACCCAAGACAGATGTTTCTGACTGTTTCTCCAACCAGATTAAATCTGGGAGCTATCTGATTGTACGAGAAACCTCCTTCGCGCATAGTACGAATCTCGCGTACCTCTAAGATGGTTAACCTACCCATAGGCATCTCCTTCCGCGGTAGACGGGGCCTCTCTGAAGCAGCAGAGAATTAGAGGAACGTCAAGGGTACTTACGTGACTTCATAGGCCGCGATTTTTTCCTACGTTTGCTGTCCAATAGGCAACTTCGCTTCAAGAGGACAATAGCCGTCAATAGTCGGATCGCACATCCAAGGCTGCACTGGGATAGACATAAAGGTGGCTCGTCCATCGGAGCCGCCTCTTGCCATATTGGTGGGCATCGAAGCAACGCCACCTACTGTCGAACAAGCCGTGAGGGCGAACATGGCAATCAGTGCGAACAAGCGGATCATGCGGGTACTCCTGCTCCGTTAGGTTTTTTAGGTGGAACTACAGGTTCACCAGGTCCCCCTCCTTTGGGCGGAGCTGGCTGTTGTGCTTTGGCCTTTGCTGCTTGTTTGGCAATATCTCCTGTCTGTTTCAGAACATCTTCACCACTCGGAACAGGTAGGACCACAGACCCAGCTGGTACAACTTGAGATTTGACACCAGGCTCTGGAATCGTACCAACCAGAGGCTTTTCAGGCAGATTCAGTATCTTTCTTGCCTCTTCCAGAGTGATAATGGGGAATCCGTCAACACACTGTCTTGCGAGATTGACCACACTCCGAGCCGTCTGAGCTGAGGTTTGCCCTTTCTCGAGCGGATTCTGAATGAATGCCTCAGGCCAATCAACTGTGAGTTTCGTATAGTCAGGCAGAACGCCAGCAACTACTAGCTGATCGACCAAAGGACGTACAACCACAGGTAGAGCGAAGTTATCACGCCGTTCAGTAATTCGCTCAGACCAGTTAGCTCTGTCTTGCGCTGAAGCCAAGGCTCCTGCTTCGCTACCCATCAGAATTCTCTGAGGAATACCAGTAGTTGCAGAGATCAGATCCATCAACATCTGGAACGTCTGCAAAGGCGCTGGTGTGCTGGATCCTAGTTCAGTGATTTTCACACCTCTGGTCCGAATGAATCTACGCATCTGGTGCTGATATTCCTCGAGCTCAGTCTGCAGATTCTCCGCATCAGACTGGTCAAGCTCCATTTCCTTGTCGATATCTATCTGCATCCCTCGATTTGCGATCAGCCAGAACGCTTCTGCACTGCCACCGACAACTTTCGCCAGATCGTCGAGAAGGTTGTAGACAGCAAGCAATCTTGGCAGTCCATAGATAGGCGAATCCAAGGTATCTTCAGCCAGATGGACTACACGTGACCAGTGAACAGAGATGCTTCGCGTCGGTAGAGTCTGAGGCTGTATTGAACCTGTAGCTGTAAGACTAGGAGAAACAATGACAATCTCATAGGCTACTGGCTTGCCATACCTGGGGGATTTCGGATTGTCATCGAAGGCTATGACAGCTACTGAGCCTTCTGAATAGGGCTGCATATACAGAAGTTTCGTCCCAGACCTTCCTGGTCTTACAGGCTGATCGAGCGAACCACCATCGTCTAGGCCCAGAAGTAGGATAGCAAACTGCCCTAGTCCCAACATGCGATCAGCCTTCTCGATGATCGAGAATATTGGGATCCACTCAAGAAGGTCATTCCATGCAGTATTGAACTCTGCATTACCACCGTCGAGCTCAATACGATCGTCTTCAGAATTACGCCAAGTAGCTAGTGTTGGCGCTGTGACGATACGTTTTGCAAGGTCCTGGCGTTGATATCTTGCTAGACAGTCAATATAGTAGACTGTCTTGCGATATCCTAGGACTTCATACAGATCTCTCTTCCCCTGGAACTGTAATCCAGCCCTCCATGCTAGCTGAGCACGTTGAAGCATGGTGGATAGGTAAGCTACAGCTGCCCTTAGCTTCCCAGGATCCTTCTCTTTATTGAGTAAGTTTATCATGATTTACCTTTCTAGGACCGCCAAGTTGGTCCCATGATCACACGGGCTCGCTGTCTGATGATCTGCTGCGGTGTGATCAGTTTCCCGCTCTTCTGATCGATGATAAGACCGTTAGGAGGCGTCTGATAAGCTTGAGCAGCACTAGCCCATGTGACGCCTTTAAATCGACGACCCATAAGCTTGGAGTACCCGAGGGACCCAGAGTCAACTTGGTCATCGTTTGTACCATCAGGGAATGTGATATACTCGTTGATGAACTGACTATTCCAGTGTGCCTTTAGAAGGTAGAGGTTCCTATTTTGAATACACCCAAATAGAGGCTGAGCACGAATGAACTTATCTCCTGTCGATCGTTCTCCGTGAGCTGCATATCCTCGTAAGACAACGCGGCAGTAGTGGTCGACTGCAATTTTGCCTGAGGACCCCGGTTCTTGCTCGATCCAGATTTGCGTGCCCGGACCATCTTGTTCTGCCGTTGTGAGCAACAGACGATCGATGTCGGCTGGTCCAAGTCTTTCTCTAACAACGTCACCGATGTACACTTTATGGTCATTCCTGTTCTCTCCGATAAGGACCCCTGATAAGTAGTCGCCTTTCTCAGGAGAAGCTGCAAGGTCCCAAGACCTCATCCAACGCATGTGGCTATAGTGCGGTAGGTCGGAGACCTTTTGGAACATCTCGGCAGTAAGCAAGCCGGCGCTACGTGGAATCGGTCTCTGCTGGAACAGAGCCATCCAGAAGTAGCTGTTGTCACCACCCATCTCAGCGGCAAGTTCATTTAGTCGAGCTAGAGGGTATCTTTCTGCCCAGAGGACCTCATCAATCTTCCGACCAAGAGGATCATCGGCATAAGCTAAGGCTGGGAGTTCAATGTATGTCCATGGCTTTGCGAAGAGGCCGGGGTTGTTTGCGATGACCTCTGCACGCCGATTAGGATCAAGTAACCTGCCAATAATGTCATCCCTATTCCAGCGAGTAGCGCAGATAATAACAGAGCCGTGAGGTTCCAATCGTGTGAGGGCGGTCGAGATGAGCCATTCCCATTGGTCATTACGTATACCCTCAGAGCTCGCAGCTTTAGCATTCTTCAGGTAATCATCGATAAGTAATAGCATAGCGCCGCGGCCTGTAATAGGACCAGCAACGCCAGAGGCGATCATTCCACCGCCTTCTTCAGTATCGAACCTATCAGTTCGC